AACTCATTATTGAGGGAGCGATTAAGAGCCCGAAGTGCGGATGTGGCCTCACGGGCCGCACGGGTCAGTGCTTTGATGTTCCTGGTGATGGTGACGAACTTCTTATTCAGCTCAATCGCATCGCGGCTCAGCTGCATCAGGTTGCGTGTTATCTGGTCATCCAGCGCCAGCCGCACGGCTACGCGGTAAGCCTGAACATCCATGAGAACCTCGTTTTTCGGCCATAAAAAACCCGCCGGAGCGGGTCAGATTTTAAGAAAATAACATCGAGATTCGAAGCGACAGGGACTCTATAAGAGCCTCATACCATTCCTTCACTGTTGGATCGAATTGCAAAAACCACAGACTGAAGTAAACGCCTCCTACACCAGCGAGCATATGCAAGCTAAGATTGAACCAGTATGCGTGAGGCCGGTCGGTCTTATTGATAAACTCGCATATGGACGTGCCTTTGAAAGTCTTGGTGTAGACGCCTGTTCGGTAGTAATTGATTGCTTGCTTAACCATTACAAGCCCCGAGAGAAAAATTGCAATTACAGTGAACCAATAGCCGTAATCCATGCCAAGAAAATTCCTTTAATAAATAAGTCTTTAATTGAACCAGCGAGCTATTTGCATTTAATTATCAGACACATTTTTCGTCTCTGTATTTCCGTTTAATCTGCCATGACCAGACACTTTACATCATTAGTTCCGGCTCATCATTTAAGCATTAACAAATTCCAATCATAGCGAAAAGACCTGTTTTTTTATCAGGATTCCTATTCCAAAGCTTAAGCGTATATTGCCAATGGGGTCTTCCCATATGGCAAGGTTTAAGAATCATAAATGAACAAAACAATCGTGGCTCTAATCACTCTGGCTCTTCTTGCACCATCTGTCAGCTTTGCACGTGGTGGTCATTACGCTGGCGGACATGGCTCTGCCCATAAGTATGGCAAGTATAAAAATGCCCGTACTGGCAACCATTATGAGAAGCGACACTGATTAATCGTATGGCATTTTTACTCAAAGCCCACTCCGCTGGGCTTTTTTAATATGACAAAAAGAGTGAACAGACCAAAGAGCAGCTTAAGTTTTCAGTCAAGGTGCCGAAAATCAATAGTACGCCTGAGCCAAGCTTGTGAAAAACGATCATGTCAGTAGAAACCATTTACAGGCACTTTGAAAAAGCCTGGGCCGAAACGCCTCATGGAACCCTTAGTGATGTTCAACTCCGTTCAATCGCTGAAAACTGTAGCCGGGACGAAATAGCTGCAATTCACTTTGTCATAAAACTGTGCAATGCCGGTCTTGCTACATGCCCTGACTGGGATGTTGAAATGCAATACCTGCTTCACCAAAACATTCACACTTTACAGCGCCTGCTTGCTCAGATTGATTTGCTACGCAACCAATGAGCAGTGTTCATTCCCTGAACATAATCTGGCCTGTGCCGATGCCAAAGGCATGCAACTAAAGGAGAACGCTTAATGGAACAACCAAACCCTCTCGCAGTCCTGTCGTTGATCATCTGGTTTTTGATGTTTATCCCATGCTTCCGCATGGCTCAGAAAGCTGGTTTCGGCTGGAAGATGGCACTGTTGCTCTCGTGCCCGGGTATCCATTTCATCATGCTTTACGTCTTTGCTTACAAGAAGTGGCCGAATGCGCCATATCGATAAACGTTTATCAGCTGCTTTAACCTCAGATTAAATAGCCATAAAAAAACCCGCCAAAACGGGTTGAAGGCTTCTTGATTTTTGAAAAAAATTACTTTGGTTTGGGGTTAATCGAGATATTAAAGGTTCACATCAATAATTTTTTGAGTTAAATGGCAAATTTAAATCTAAATCGCGCTATTTATTACAACTCAAGCCATGAAATTAAATTTCAAAATACTGTCACGCTCGAATATTAAAAAACCTGTTAAAGCCAGCAATTATCAGTACATATTTCACCCATACCCTAGGGTGGAATGTTCACTCCCCTCTATCACGCTTGCCAAAAGCATATCCAAGCGCCAAGGTTAGAATTGGGGTGAATATTGACCAAACATCTTTTAATGCAGCTATTATATCTATTTTATCCGGATCATCTTTGTCGAAAACATAGTGAAAATAGGCAATCATCATGCCTGCGCTTAATATAGCACCAAGATAAAAGCAATACTTTAGCGTCATCCATATAAATGAATCCTTTGCATGCTCTCCAGTACCAATTTCATCGGCTATAGTACCTGGCTGATAGCCCCCAAGCGGACCTGACGATGGGACATGTGGCTTACTTTCGTCCTTTAGCGATAATGCACCAGGGTTAAGAGATGGCTGAATATTGTCTTCCATTAAATATCCTCATAAAAAGCATAAGTAGTGGAAGCAGCATTAACCCCTTCATTAGTTTTAAGAATGAAACTCAACCATGAAACATATACTTTTATATTATTTCGTGATCCAATTTCCATAGGTACTAACATTCCTGATGGCGCGGCAATAAGTTGAACTTTTTGAGCATGTTCGAGAATTACTATACCACCTTCAACTCTGGCAGTAATAGTCTGGTGAGCATGACTGTGTTCTGGTAACGTTTTAGTTATGAGCTTAACACTCAAACCACTTACATTAAACATTATCTCAGACATGCCAGCATCTCCTAAGACGTGATTAAACGTCCCGCTTTCGATTAGTTTTTTCCCGTCGCCAGATACTGATATCAACATTTTTCGACTTTAAGCTTGGTGGGTTTTGTATAATCTAACAAACCATTTTGATATTGCCAACTGCCTTTATTTCCTAGCAAGGTGACTCAAGCTCAACCCTACGATTGCTTAGGCAAAAACGTCTGATTCAAGATTTCACCGCAAATATCATGTTGATGTGAGACCTCACACTCAAACGAACCATTTTTTTAGGCGATATGCTTCAAGTTTACTGATATAAGCCAAGTTAGACTTGCTTTACTAATCTGGCTTAAAACACGGCATAATATTTCATAAACCATCTATAGATTTATGCCGTTAGTTATAGCCTCACCGATCGCTTCCAAGAGCGGGTCAATCTTCCTCACATATGCAGGCCCTATGAAGGGCCGCGGCGGAATGTGACTTGTTCCGACCTCCTGCCAGAGCCCGATGTCACTTTTGGTACCGACGATCGCTGCAAGTCCCATGACCTCACTCTGTATCGAATCTCTGAGTTCGCCTGAGCGCAAAAGCGGTTCGTCTTCACTGTAACCTCGGCGAACGCGCTCAACTTTGGTCGATTCTGCCAGCGGTGCCCAGGCATCAAAAGGCCCGTAAGCAGGCTGGTACACGCCAATTTCTTCCTTCGCTGTTTCCTCAATCTCTTTGACGATGACACGGAACCCCGCCTCCAGACCGGTAGCAATGGTGGCTGAGGCAGACGACAATTCACGCGCAAACTGCTCAAGGTCCACTACTTACCCTCCTCCCACCTTCGTGTGCTCCAGTTATAAGTGCCTCCCTCAAGCTCGCCAATGACCACACCCATAGCAATGCGCTCATGGGGCATCAGCGCTGTCAGGTCCGGAAAAATCACGCTGAACGGAACCCCGGCTTTCATCAGCCAGCACTGGTTTATAAACCCGGGGTTCTGCGCTAGTTTTTTGCAGCGGTCTCCGTTGCCTCATCCTCTTCATCTTTCGACCTGGCACGCAGGCTGGAATTGACCGCTTTGAGTCCGCTTTTGCCAAGAATGGCGAGCATGCTTTCAATCTGCTTCGGGTTCTGTGGTAACGGGTATTCCTCGCCGTCGATATCAGCCACGGCCGCCGCCGGAAAGGCATAAATGTTCATGTACATCACGTTGATGGCCATCTCAGGACCTACCGCAACGGTCAGGCGGGATTCCTGCACCGGGTCCAGCTCACGCAGGGTAATGACACGCCCGCTGGCATCCCGGACCTGATTTGACTTCACTGGCGATTCCGCCACGGCGGGTGGCGTCTCATGCACTCTGACCTGCACCATTGTTTACTCCTCAGTTCACTTTTTTGCGGCGGTTGGCTGTCCATGACAGGGTCTGGTTCACCGTTTTCTCGCCCTGCTTGTTACCGGCATCGGTAAGGTGAAACGACACACCCTCATAGCGGTACACGCTGATGGTGCCGTTTGACTCGGTAATGGTTTCGGTGATGGTGCCGCGGGGCTGATCGATACCGTTATAGTAGTTATCTTCCCACTTCGCCCAGAAGTCATCGAGCGTGGCATCCATACGTTCAGCCGTGATGGTGCCATTCCAGCCAACGGGGATCTGCAGTTCGTCGGTAATGCCGTTGAGCGGCGTGATTTTATGGGTCGAGACCTGCGGCTTTGAGTCAAAACTCATGATTTTTGGAATGCGCAGTTTCCCCGTGGGCGTATTGATATCGACAGCAATATCACGCCCGACGGTATAGCCAAGGGTTGGCATGTTTTATCTCCGGAGTAATGAATGTTGAAGTGTTCAGCGCAATAAGCTGTCTGAGACGGAGATGGACACGCTGCCGCCCCCTTCCAGATTCACCAGGAAGTAGCGCACCACATTGAGATATTTCACCTGCACATCGGCGGTCATGTAACCCAGTGCCACGCGCGCATCCGGGTTATTGGTCGCATCGAGGCGCACCGCAAAGGCAGGTCCGCCATTCGGGTCGCCGATCATCTTCAGCATCTCCAGATTCGACAGGAAAGACTCCAGCGTACTTTTGGTTTCCCGGCGCAGGTCTGTGGTCTGATTGTCACCTACGACGCTGCCGAAGCTGGCCGCGATGGTCAGTGACAGGAAGTTGGTCATGCGGGTGTAGGTATCATCGTTCTGGGTCGGATTCGATGAGGTATTGCGCCCGGAGCGCATCCCAAAGTAACTGCCGCCCGGACAGGGATTGGTGATGACATCGAGGCGGGCTGAATTGATGGCCCCGATTTCTGGCACGGAGTAAGGACGCCCCGCAAGCTGCCGCTCGGTGGCAATAATGCCGGGGATGCGCTTGTTGAGCGTGGAAATATGCGGTGCACGGGCGGCAATGTTTGCCGCTTCAAACGTGGCGGGCGCAATCATGCGGCTTGTGCCGTTTGCGGTATCTTTCCAGTAAGGCCAGTCACCCACTATCAGCTTGAAATGCCAGTCGTCCACGCCT